AAGGGGGGAATGCAAGTACGGTCAGTAAGTCAAGACTCAGGTCGAGGCTTAAAGATTAGGAGTAAACGAACATAAACTTTTTAAAAAACAAAAACAAAAATGGCTTTATTATCAAACCCATCATTTGCTTTGCAGCCAAGCTCAGAGCGTGTGGCATTATCAACAAATTATATCACTGACTTCGACTTCTTGAATCAGTATCTTCCTGATACTTACGAGAAGGAGTTCGAGCGTTACGGAAACCGAAGCGTTTCATCATTCCTACGTATGGTAGGTGCTGAGATGCCAACTAACTCTGACATGATTAAGTGGGCAGAGCAAGGACGTCTACATACTAAGTATATTGATGTAAACGCAGACAGCGCATTAGCAGCTGACACTGCTGACTTTACCGTCAACGACACATTGATTCCCAACAGCGGAGGAATTTCCATTAGAATCGGACAGACCGTTATGGTTTCAGACAACGCTGGATTAGGGTCTAACAAGGCTGTTGTTACAGGTGTAGACTACGCGACTGGAGTTGTTAGTGTTGCTTTTTACGAAGCGGCTGGTCAGGCTTTCGCGGTAAACAGCACTGTTACAATGTTTATCTATGGTTCTGAATTTAGAAAAGGAACTAACGGAATGGTTGAGTCTGTTGAGCCTTCTGATGAAATCTTCGACAACAAGCCAATCATCATCAAAGACAAGTACGCTGTATCAGGTTCTGACATGGCTCAAATTGGATGGATTGAGGTAACTACCGAAAACGGAGCTTCAGGATACTTATGGTACTTAAAAGCTGAGCATGAAACTCGTCTACGTTTCGAGGACTACCTTGAGACTGCAATGATTGAGGCTGTTCCTGCTGAGGTTGGTTCTGGTGCAATTACAGCATTAGGTCAGACTGGTGTGCTTGGGTCTGCTGGTTCTGAAGGAGTTTTCCATGCTGTTGAGCAGAGAGGAAACGTATTCGGAGGTGGTAACCCAACTACCCTTGCTGAATTTGATTCAATCATCCAAAGACTTGACAAGCAAGGTTCTATCGAGGAGAATGTTCTTTTCGTAAACCGTCAGTTCTCTTTCGATATTGACGATATGCTTGCTGCACAGAATTCTTACGGAGCTGGTGGTACATCATACGGACTGTTCGACAACGATGAGCAGATGGCATTGAACCTTGGATTCTCAGGATTCCGCAGAGGATATGACTTCTACAAGACTGACTGGAAATACTTGAACGACCCAACCATGCGTGGTGACCTTCCTTCTGGAGCGGTTAATGGTCTTCTTGTTCCTGCTGGTTCAACAACTGTTTACGACCAAGTTCTTGGAAAGAACGCTAAGCGTCCATTCCTACACGTTCGTTACAGAGCTTCAGAGACTGAAGACAGACGATACAAGACTTGGGTAACAGGTTCTGCTGGAAGCGCACGTACATCTGACCTTGATGCTATGGAGGTTCACTTCCTATCTGAGAGAGCGGTTTGTACGCTTGGAGCGAACAACTTCGTTATCTTCGAGGACTAATACAACTTGAGGGGAGGGTGGTAACACCTTCCCCTTTTTATTTCTTAACTCTAATCTAAATTCAAATGAAAACAAAAGAAGCACCACTGGTGGATAAACTATACAGACTAAGGAGAAATGTAGCTCCCCTATCCTACATCCTTCCATCACGAAACAGTCACAGACACCCTCTGATGCACTTTGATGGAACAAGCAACAGGGCGTTGCGATACTCACCAAACCAAAAGACACCATTCGAGGATGAACAGGACAAGAACGTCATTCTTGAGCCGATTATCTTTGAGGATGGATTCTTGAAGGTTCCTAAGACAAACCCTGTGCTGCAGTGGTTCTTAGACATTCACCCAGACAAAGGTCTTAAGTTTGAGGTTGTTGACAACGAGAAAGATGCTGAGACAGAGCTTGAGGTAATGAACTACGAGGTTGACGCTCTTATTGCAGCAAAACAACTTGGGCTAAATGACCTTGAGCGTATCGGAAGAGTAATCCTTGGACGTGATGTCACTAAGATGAGTACAGCTGAGCTAAAGCGTGACGTACTTGTCTATGCGAGAAACAACCCGAAAGAGTTCTTAGACACCTTAAACGACCCTATGACAAACATGTCGGCAACAGTGGCTTTGATGTTTGATAAAGGGATTCTCGGATACAGGGGTTCTAAAGACGTACACTTCAACCTTCCAAACAACAAGAAGCGAATGCTTACAGTTCCTTACGGTGAGGACAGAGACTACATTGTAGCCTCATACCTACAATCAGACGAGGGACTTGAGACGTTCAAGCTCCTTGAGCCTATGTTAGAAGATTGATTATCTTTGTGGCTTAACCCATAAACTTTTTATTATGCAGAAATTTCTTAAAGCATCAAACGCACCTGTAACAGGTCAACTTATCGCAATTGAAGGAGTTAAGGCAGTTGCAACAGCAAGCGCAACAGCTACAACTGTTACTGTTGATTATTTCGATGGAACAACAACCACTATTACAACAGCAGCTCAGGTAGGTGCTGACGTTTACGAGGCAATTGTTGAGGCTATGGATTTAGCGCTTCAGACATCTTGGCTTAAGCCTTACTATGTGATTGCACTTCCAAAAGCGGTTACAAGTATTGTAAACGCCTAACAGTACTCAGGGCGCCTCTGAACAGCAAGCGTACCAGCCTGAGTCTTTTAATAAGCCCCTGAGCATTAGCTTGGGGGTTTTTTATATTCACTATCTTTGTGCTTATGGTCAGTATCAACGATGTAAGGGAAACGGTTCTTGCAATCTGCAATAAGAACAACTACGGATATATCTCACCAGATGATTTCAACCTATACGCCAAGCAGGCGCAGCTTGACATCTTCAATGAGTATATGAATCAGTATAACTATTATGTAAACCTTGAGAACAACCACACCTCTGGTAGTGACTTGGCTGATCTTGCAGAAAGCGCAAGAGAGGAGATTGAGATGTTTATTACAGCATCGGCACTAACGCCTGATGTTACGTCTACGGGGCCATTCTTTTTATTCAACGCTCCAGACAACTGGTATCACATAAACGCAGTCAGTTTTGAATCTCAGCCAAATGTTTTTGTTGAGGTAGAAAAGAGCAGTAGACTTGATGTAGGTAGGTTGATTAACTCAAACCTTACAGCGCCAACAGAAACATACCCAGTGTATGTGATGGCAAATGCTGATGCTAACAACCCTAATGGAGTAATAGCAATAGCCCCAAACTCAATACAGACTAACGTGTCTGCAGTGTATATGAGATACCCAGTAGACCCAGTATGGGACTACGTGAACCTTACGAACGGAGAGCCCATGTATAACGCGGCTGGCTCTGTTGACTTCGAGGTCTCTGAAGACGAGGAGTCAAGGTTGGTTGACAAGATACTTGAGAAAGCTGGACTGTCAATAAGAGAGCCAGAGGTGTACAAGACGGCAGCAGTAAACGATAATCAGCAACAATAATGGCATACCTAACAGGATATCAGTATTACGAGAATGGCGGTAACACGCCAGAGGATGCTAACTGGGGCAGCTATCAGTACGTTGGATTAACTGACATTGTAAACAACTTCCTGCTGATGTATCAAGGTAATCATGAGATTATCAATAACATCAACAGGTACAAGGTTCTGTTCCACGCGAAGAGAGCCATACAGGAGCTTAACTACGATGCGTTCAAGGAGATTAAGGCGCTTGAGCTTAACGTATGTGACAATTTACGATTCATACTTCCTCCAGACTACGTGAACTGGGTAAGAATATCGGTCTACAAGAACGGGGTGTTGTATCCGCTATCTGAGAACATTCAGGTAAATGGGGCAAGGTCATACCTGCAGGCGAATGACTGTAGCATACTATTTGACCAAGTAGGTAACATTTTGGAGGCCAGTCAGTCGCAGCTTGACTTTGACAGGATAACAGGTACACAGAAGAGTATCTACCTCAACGAGAACAGTATATACAACGGCTCTGAGGGGTATTGTATTGATGGATGCTGGTACTTTGACTTCCAAGTAGGGGCAAGGTTCGGTCTGAATACAGAGACAGCAAACGCCAACCCTACGTTCAGAATTGACAAGAAGGGTGGTGTCATCAACTTCAGCTCAGGAGTAGCTGGTGAGTTGGTTATCCTTGAGTATATCAGTGATGGCATGGAGGGAGGAGACGACAGCGTTATCTCTGTACACAAGTTTTTTGAGGAGTA